CCGCCATTACTGTTGCCGTTGCCGTTGCCAAATGGGAGGGTTACGGAAAACTATTCCGTCAGCCAACAGCCGTGTGCCGTGGAGTAAGCGGATTTCGGGTCGCCCAGCATCTGCACCTTCCCATCACGCATGACAAGCAGGCTGAAACCGCAGGACGGAAACGCGATGATGCTCATGTCAGCAAGAGGACGGAACGCTTCTGGGATGGTCTCATTCGCCGTCGAGTAGTTCTGCTGTCCACTGCCGGTGAACTTGACGTTGCCGTTGATAGTGACGATGCGACCGACGCGACACAGAGTGAGTCTGTCGTTCGTATACGGCGGCTTCCATTGCTGGGTTACGGAATGCTATCAGCAGGTCAATATGAGTTTCTGCCATGCTTTCTGCATGTCCTTGAGGACGCTCAGATCGGGCTTGAGGTAATACCGTGCGGTGGTTTGGATGTCGGAGTGTCCGAGCTGGCGTGCGACCACGCTGATGTCGGTTCCGGCCTTGATTGCCAACGTGCCGAACGTGTGGCGTAGGTTGCGTGGAGGCACGCATGGCAGTTTCATGCGCTTGCACCAACTGCGGTAGTGGTTTGCCACTTGGTTCGCGTTCAGGTTGCCGACCAGTCGGCCGGTCTTCGTGCCGTGGCGTAGTTCCGCCAATCGTTTGACCGCGAACCGTGGCAATGCGACGGTACGTCGGCTCAGATCGGTCTTCGGTTCGGTGACGGTCTCATGGCCCGCGACCCATTGCACCGACCTTTTTACGGTGACGGTGCCGCGCCGTAAGTCAAGATCAGTCCATTCGATGCCGACCGACTCGCAACGCCGTAATCCGGCACATACGGAGACAAGCAACCATGCCTCCAATGGATGCCCGTAGAAGCCTTTCAACAGTCTGCGTACTTCCGGCGCGGACAGTACTTGCGGCTCGTAATGCCGTAGGTGTGGCAGGCGTATCTCGCGTCTGGTCACGTCATTGTCGGCCAAACCGCGTTTGAACGCGAGTCGTAGTATCGCGCGGAACACCGCGTAGGCCTTGCGTGCCGCTCCCGGCCTGTCGAAGGAGTCCAACCATGATTCGATGTCCGCCACGCTGATCGCGTCCATGTCCCTTCCGCTCCATTGCGGGAGGATATGGCAATTCAGGGCGCTTTCGTAGCCTACTTTGGTGCATTCGCGGAGTTTCGCACATGAGGGTTTCCAAACGGTGGTCACGAATGTGTCGAAAAGCATTGGTTCCTTTCCAATTCTGGTGAATAATCCCACACATCGTCATGTTGCCGTTGGATGGGCGCGTGTGTGGGTTTTCCTGTTGTTCCGTATTCCTGTTTTTAGGAGGATGTTTTGACTCAGATCAATTTCGATTTCGGCCATCCAAGCGCGGATGGCGTAGCGGTCCTGGCCGACGAACCGGTGCATGTGGTGCCGACCAAACGGTTCAAGGTCGGCAAGCGCATCGTCGTGCGTGACTCTTTCGACGTGCGACTGTCTGAATCCGGCACTGCCACCATTGATGTTCCGCCGACTGACGGCACGTTCGCCTACGAGGTGACTGTCGGCGGGAAGAAGGATACATGGCATCTCACTCGCGTGGTGCAGGTGCCGGACTCAAAGACCGCCATCGATTTCGTCGATTTGGTCGATGTGGATCCCGTGACCCTCATCCCGCCCACCATCGGTAGTCCGCTCACCGAACTCACCGACGAGGACATCGACTGGATCAGCCAGTTCGTCGTCGCCGGGACCAACATCAACCAGAAAGGCGCAAAATGACAGTAGACACCAAGAAAATCGTCCGCGTCGACGGCCTCGCACGCGCCATCACCGCGAGCCTCAACGCCACTATAGGCAAGGTCGGCAGCATCCAGGGGCCGAAGGGCGAGAAGGGCGAGAAGGGCGAGAAGGGCGATATTGGTCCTGCCGGCCCTCAAGGCATTCAAGGTCTGCGAGGCATCCAGGGGCCGAAGGGCGACAGGGGCGAAGCGGGTACGGTAACCCCTGCCAAGGCAATCGCCGACCTGACGGAAGCACCCACTGCCGGAGACTTCAACTCCCTGCTTAATGCCTTGCGCGCGGCGGGCCTCATGGCTGGGTCCACGCCCTCGCCGAAGGTGCCGGTCAAAAGCATCTCGATCTCTCCATCGTCCCCGACCGTCAAAGAGCACGGTACATTACGCCTCTCAGCGACGGTCAAGCCTGACAACGCCACCGACAGGACGGTATCATGGTCTTCCGGCGACAAGCTGACCGCTACCGTCACAAGTGACGGAACCGTGACCGGAATCAAACAAGGAACGACGAGCATAACCGCCACCGCAAACGACGGGTCAAAGGTCTCCTCGACAGTCACGCTGACCGTCACCGCCAAGCCCACGGGTCAGGGCCCGCTCGCACTGTTCGGCGACTCGCAGCTGATCGTGGACTCGGACACGAGCCTGACCAACATGGGCCCGTACCCTTCGGGCGCGAACCCGGGCACGGCCACCAGCTGGCCGTCCGCCCAGTCCAAACAGATCGCGTCCATCACCGGTCTGAGGGTCATCGACCTGTATTACGGCGGCGCGCGCATCGCCCGCGACAAGACCGGCTGGCAGGGTGGATGGGCCATGCAGTCCAACCGTCTGGCCTCGCTCGTCAAGGCCGACGCCGCGAACACGCCGGGAGTGATCGTCATCTACGGATTCTACAGCAACGATTTGCACGACGGCCTGACGGACACCAAGCCCGCGACCGACCTGTCGAAGATCGCCGCCGCATACAAGGCGAAGTTCGACGAGCTGAAGGCCAAGTACCCGCAGGCTCGTATCCTCTACGCGCTCCAGTGCATGTTCAGGTCCGCTGCGACTGAGGCCAAGCCGGTCATGACGGGCCTGCCGGCCGGCACCATCATGACCAACAACTTCACGGCCCTGCAATCCTCGGAACGAATCCTGTTCACCGAGACGACGCTGGGCGTGCCGGTCATCGACGCGACCGACGAAGTATGGGCGCTCGGCAGTGGGTTGACCATCTCCGACATGATTCACCCCAACGCGGAGGGAGCCGTCAAACTCGGCCAGATCCTCGGCCGGCACATCAAACAGGCCATCCAACAGTAACGTCCTCCGTGCCTCCCACGGCACGGGGAGGCACGAAAGGAACACATTTTGACCAATATCACGTTATCCGCCCTCAAACAGGGCTCGGCCGAGATCACGGTTAACGGCGAGATTCCGGCATGGAGCGAATGATTTTCATGGCATGCCGGATTGCCGCTCGTGTTCGCCGCCTCTGACCACCCGTGTTAAACAAATCAAAGCCCCGCCATGTGCGGGGCTTTTCCATAAAGGAGATGTAATGTGCTGCAAAATTTTCTAGCCGGGTTCGGGGGAGTGGGTGGCGCGTGCGCGCTCATCACGCTCGGATTGAAAGTCTGGCCTGGCGCACTGGACGCGCTGGCGACCGGATTGTATTCGCACGTGCGGCCGGAACGCCTGCCCTACGATTCGCCGCTCTCGCAGCATTTCGCAAAAACACGGCAGCTAGGCGAGCGTACTGAGAAATTCGATGGACGGTTGGACGAACTCTGCCGCGACACGATCAAAAACACGATCATCAGCCTGATCTACGGCGACAAGGACACCGACCACAGCGAGGCCGTCAGCTACGAGCTGTCAAAGCTTGAGAAATTGGACGCGCAATGCTGGATAATCGCTGCCGCCGAAAAATACTTGGAGGACCGGCAGTGACGCATCTCATGATCGCAGTCGGCCTATACCTGCTGCTCCTCGCACTCATCATCATTTTCAACCACGGCGCGCACATGCGCTGACATCGATTTTCACAACCGCAAGGCCATCTCTTCGGAGGTGGCCTTTTCTATTGCTCCGTGAGGGGCGGGAAGGAGGCCGTCATGGACGAAGTGACCATGACGCCGGAAATGACACCGCAGGGCGACAGTCTGCCGCCCGAGAACATTCAGGTCGTGTCCGAGGAGGACGCGGCCAAGGCCGTGGAAGGATTGGAGGACTGAGCATGGCAAGCGTCAGCGCTTTGATCAACCGCATGCGCTACTGGTGCGCAGTCGCCAATCTCGGCTACAGCCAGTCCGACCGCTGGAACTTCAACCCCTCGGGGGGTAATTGTGATTGTTCCAGCCTGGTGATTCACTGTCTCAAGGAGGCGGGATTCGACACCGGCAGCGCCACCTACACCGGCAACCTCTCCTCCGAGCTGACCAAGCGCGGCTGGACTCGTCTGCCCGTCAACGGCAATCCGCAGCCGGGTGACATCCTGCTTAACGATGTGCACCACGTGGCCGTGGCTCTGGGTGGCGGCAAGCTCGCGCAGGCGTCCATCAGCGAGCGTGGCACCGCGTATGGCAGGGCGGGCGATCAGACCGGCCGCGAGACCAATATCCGCGCCTATTATAGCTACCCGTGGAATTGTTATTTGAGATACCAGGGTGCCCAGTCTTCCGCTCCAGCCGCAAATTCCGGTGCCATCGCAGTGGATGGCAATGTTGGTCCGGCCACTGTCCGCCGTTGGCAGCAGGTCATGGGCACTGCGGTGGATGGCATCATCAGCGGCCAACAGGTACCGGACGGCAGGACCTACGCGCGTCCGGCCATCGATTCGAGCGTGGTCCGCTACGGCAATGGCGGCAGTGATCTGATCCGCGCCGTGCAGCGCCGACTCGGCTGCGGCGTTGACGGACTGCTCGGTCCGGCCACCATTCGCGCCATCCAAGCGCATTACGGTCTGGCTCAGGACGCGAGCTTCGGCCCCGCCACGGCTCGGGCCTTGCAGACGGCACTCAATCAAAACCGATTCTAAGGGGGGGGGGTTAATATGGCTCAGCATGCAGCACCGTCCACTTTGGAGACCACCGTCAACAATCTGACCAACGAGTGTGAGGATGGTCAGGACAACCAGCCGCCGGACGCATACACTCCGGTCTTCTCTAAGCAGGTGCGCACCGTCGTGTACGTGCTCGGGCTGATCGCCTCGTGCGTTGGCCTTGGTTTCATGACCTTTGGTGATGCGGCTGTCGGCGGCTACATTTCGACCGTGGCCGGCTTCATCGCCAGCGGTCTTGGCGTCGCCTACAATCCGCTGCGCCGTGATTGATTTTCTAGCGTGAGACTCAAACTCGCGTGGAAGAAAATTCACGCACTCGGGTGCTTGTGGAAATTCTTGCACCCTGTTTTTAAATCTGCCCCTTCTCCGTTTGGAGGAGGGGCTTTTTGTTGTTCGGGGGCTTGTTCCGTGGCAACATTTTGGCAACATTTTTTAGAAAACGACGTGATTTTCGTAATCTCGATAAACATTGGTAACAGTCGGAAACCGTTGGAAATAAAGGAAAAGCCGCCATTTCTGGCGGCTTTCAATCCGTGGAGATGCGGGGAATCGAATCCCGCTACATCAAGCCCGAAAGCCCTACTCCCGCTTGAATCACGCCGCGCTCGCAGTCGTTTTTGGCAACATTTTGGCAACATTTTCCCGAAGCAGCAACGAATCCATCGCCAGACCGACCGCGTCCAGATCGTCGTCGAACAGGTCGGCGTACACATCCAGGGTCATCGCCGCACTCGCGTGGCCGAGCTGGTTCTGGATGGCCTTGACGTTCGCTCCGGAGCTGACCATGAGGCTCGCCGCGGTATGGCGCAGGTCGTGGTAGGTGAGTCCGAGAGGGACGCCGGCGCGCCTCTTCGCCCGCCAGAACCACTTGGTCGGATCGTTCGGCGGCGCGGTGCGCGCCAGATATCCGCCGTCCTGCGCGGGGAACAGCGGCTCGCAGCCTTCCCTCCCGGCACACCGCTCGCGCAGCGGGGCGTCGAGTGTTCTGGGGAACACGACCTGCCTCGGCCTGCCGGATTTTGGCAGGTCGACCACCACCTCGTGGCCGACTGTGGTGGCGCTCCGTCTGACCGAAAGCCGGTGTCTGGCGAAGTCCACGTCCTCGACGTGCAGTCCGGCCATCTCGCCCCATCTCAGTCCGCACAGGCCAAGCACGAGCACCATCGTCCGCCGGTCGCCGGATTCGTCGGCGAGTCGGAACAGCTGTTCGACGGTGAGGTACGTGTGCTCCTTGTGCTTCTTGCGTGGCGTCTCGATGCCGTCGCATGGGTTGGATGGGATGAGCCTGTCGGACACGGCGTCGGCGCAGATGCCGCGCAGGATTCCGAGGTTGCGCAGCACGACGGTGGCGCTCTTGCTTTCGGCCTGCCCGCTGACCCATTCCTGGATTTCGGCGCGGGTCAGTGATTCGAGCGTGCGCGCGCCCCATTGCGGTTCGACATGGACCCGCCACGCGCGTTCGAGCGATTCGACGTAGCTGGCCTTTGACGAGACGCGCTTCTTGGCTATCCATGCCGGCCAGAGCCCGCCGACCTTCCGGCGTCCGGCCTGCGGGTCGATGTACGTTCCGCTGGCCTTGGCGACGGTGACGTGTTCGGCCAGCCATTCCTGGGCGTCGCGTTTGCGTTGGAAGCCGCGCCGGCTGGTCTGCGTGCCGTCGGGTTTGCGGTAGATGACGCGCCATCGGCGTCCGTCCTTGGTGTCGTATGCGTCAATGGTCGCCATCTTCCGCCTTCTTCCGTGGCCTGCCGCCGCCGACGCCTCGGCCGGGGCGGCTGGCGTTCCACCGGTCGATGGTCTCTGGCAACCAGCCGCGGGTGCGGCCGATCGTGGCGTCGGGTTCGGGGAGCTTGTAGGTGGCGAGGGCGCCCGTCTTGACGCCGAGGCGTCCGGCCACTTCGGTAAAGCTCAGATATTCAATGGGCATGTCAGTCCTTCCTTCCTGCGATGAGCGCGAAGACGGCGCTGACGATGGCGCATCCGGCGGTGAGGGTGAACGGCCAGCCGAACCATGCGCTGGCCGCCGTTCCGAGCGCGAACACCGCGCTGACTATCGATTCCGTTCTCATGATGTTCCATGGCATAATCGGAGATATGGGGTTCCGGCCCCCAAGTCTGGCCGGAACCCTTTCTCACTTTTTCCTCTTCGGCTTCCGCCTCATCTCCTTGATGAGTCCGGTCACGGCTTTGATGAGGGCCGCGAGGCTCGCGACGAGGAGCGAGATGCTGGTGATTATCTCCGATGGTGTCATGTTCACCTCCTTTCCTGATATAACTATCATACTATAACAATGAAAGTAATGCAAGTCAGAACACGACGAACCGCGCTCGCCAAAATCATCAAAATGTGTCAGGATTATCCAGATTGTGAAGAAACATTGACGAAACCCTGCGCTCGCCTGCAAACTAAAGACTGAAGCAAAGGAGATGCTATGAATGATGACACGGGAATGACCTCGACTCGCTTCGTCGTTCATTACGATGGTCCGGTGCTGCAGGCACATGAGATAGACGTCAAGAAGCTGGCTCCGTCCCTCATCGCACTATCCGACGCTTTCGATGCAGTCCAGAGAAGGGTAGCGCCCGGCGCGTCCCTGACATTGAAAGCCCGAGCCACGCAAGAAGGCTCATTCGTCATCGATCTGATGATGTATCTGCAATTGGCGGAAGACCTGTTCAATTCTCCAGCGGTCACGGCCATCATCAACGCATCCGCCCTCGGCGGAGTAATGATCGACGGCATAAAGACGATCAAGACCTACGCCGAGCATCACGGCGCCGAGCCTGAAGTGCGTCAAGCCGACGATGATCCCACCGCGATGCAGATCACGTATCCCGACGGGAAAACAGTCATAGTTGGCAAAGCGGCTTTGGAAATGTTCCGCGACCCGGACTTCGTGAAGAACGTCAAAGACTTCATAGAACCTACCAGAACCAATGGCGTGAATTCCGTCGAGCTTGAATCCGACGACGATAAGATTTCCGTTAACGAGGAAGAAGCCGACGAGATATTCGAATATTGTCACGCAGATGACGCCGAAGCGGATACCAGTGTCGAGAAGCTGCACGTACAGGCGTTGGACATCTCGTTCAGGAAAAACGGCAAATGGCGCATCACGGACGGATTCCGCAAGCACATGGTCTCCATCGAAGATGAGGCCTTTCTGGAAAGAATCGCATCGAACCAGGAATCCTTTAGAGGACGTGACGAGTTTGATGTGCTCATGAGGGTTCAGACAACAATCAACGACGACCTGGCAATCGAAAAAGTCCTCAACCACGAATCAACCCCACCTCCGAAACAAGATTCGCTTTTCTAGAAACCAGACCCCCGGCGCTCGCGGCCATGCGGACGCCGGGGGTCTTTTTTTATAAGGAATCTGAGCGGGTATAACGTCTTATAAGCCCGTATAAAGTCGTATGAAGGCGTATAAAGATCATCACTGCACGCACACGCCGGAATCGTACAATAGCTGCCGGTAGTCGTTCAACACCTGGATGGTGACACCCAATTCCACGGCCATCATCCACGTATTACCCTCGTACACCGTCTCCGCCATGCCGTAATCCACCGGCGATATCAACGCCAACGCCGTCTCCCTGCGACACCGACGCTCGCATTTGGCCCCGTATCGTGTACCGCAGCCGGGGTCATGGTGTCTGGCGTGGACGAGCTCGTGGCACAATGTGCAGCGGCGTTGCCTCGCGTTGAGCTTGTCGTGCAGGACGATGAGGCCTAGCGCGTCGCAATAGTAGCCGTTCATCCCACGGGGCAGGCAGTCCTCTTCGACGCGCAGGCCCATGCCCCCGGCCCGCGCGTACAGCGTGTCAATGTCAGTCGTCTGGCGTCTCTTCCAAATCGCAGTTGGTATCCATACTGACGGTTTCCGTCCTTTATATCTGCTGATTGTCCATCAGCCCACTGTTGCGCATGATGGTCGTCATCACGTTTGTCGGAGCTATAAGCAGCGCCACTGGGTTTCCGTTTCCCGCTCCCGGAGCGTTGCCACAGGTGAACATCGCTGAATACTCTTCGCCGGAATCCATGTGTTTTGCCAAACGTGCAGCGTTCTGCTTGTTGACATATCCGATAAGACCGGCGTTGGGCGCGTGAATCGCCACGGCGTTGCGATCATACTGGTTGCCCGGTTCCCTGACAAGCATTGCTGGTCTCAAAGGACGTGTGTCGGCGGCCCGTAGGGCTTTCTCGTAGTGGGAGCCGCCACGAAGGGAACAGGTGAAAACGCCGAGCTTGTATATTTGCCCTGAAGCTTTGTTCGGCAGTATCCCATTGGGCGCTTCCAATACAAGTTGACCGTTGAACAAGGCAAGCTTCAGATTTGTGTTTCCATCGTCGAATATGGTGACTAGGTCAAGCTGGTGTTCCGGTGGGAGAAAAGCGGAACTGTAGATTGGGACATACTCCTTCAGTCCCCTGACCGGACGCAAGCATCGCGGATCTGGCTTTCGGCGGTATGGGGTCTCCATATAAACGGAGAGCGTCGGGGTATCCTTCGAGGTGGCGTTCGTCTTACGCGCGTCTTTTTCGGTTACTACTTCCCTAAAGGTGTCGCCATCCCGCACCAAACGACGATCGTATTCCGTCGTACTTCCTGTCTCATTGTCGTTGTCCGCGTTTGTTTGTTTTCCGTCGGATAACGCAATTGCGACTGCGGTTCCGAGGATGATGATGAGTATTATCCATGCCATCACGATCTCACTTTTCGCTCACGAGTGTTTCTGTATCAAAGGAAATGTCTATTTCTGTGTTTTCGACAATGTCAGTCATCCGGCGTCTCGCTTTCCACGTCACGATTCTCATCTATGTTGGCGGCCACGTCATAGTCTTCGGGGTGCGCGGCGATACGATCAACCAGGTCATCCGAGATTCGAGATTCGCGCTCGCTGACGGCTTGAGATGAAATCGATCCGCATGCTGCAGCTACCAACGAAAGCGCATCGGGAAGGCCGAACAGTGGTGCGAGGCGGTCAAGCTCACTGATTGCCCAGCTACGCTTACCGAGTACTCGGTCGCTGACATATCCTTTGGAACGTCCCTCAAGTGCCTTGGAGAGGTCGGCTTGGGTTATTCCTTTGGCTTCCATTGCCTGGCTGATGTATTTGCAAATCACCATGTCGGTGCGTGTAGTGCTGCTATCCATACTGATGACTGTATTCGAATTTTCGGGAAGTTACATCTTTTCACCGTTCGGCGTGTTGAAGTTGCCATACCGAATATTCGGGAGTACATTGTAAGCATGTTCACCGAATATCCGGTAAACATCGAAAGGAATCCCGAATATTCGGGGAATGGAGGTGATGTGACAAGCAATGAATACGTGACGCAGGCAATCAAGGTCAGGATGGCTCGACTTGGAATCACCCAATCCGACGTCGCTGATGCAGTTGGAATCAATCGCGTTGTCATGAATCGGTATATGCGCAATCAGCGTGAATGGCCGATTCGAGTCCTCGACAAGATTGCTCCAGCACTGAGATGGAGGGATGGTCTTGACATTTTTATCGCAGCAAATTCCGAAGAAAAAGATTCAGAGGCAACACTCATAAAAGCATGAACAGGAAGGAGAATCCAGTGGACAACGAAATCCAGACTTTCGAATTCGAAGGCAACAGTTTCAGGACGCTCGCCGATGGCGACGAAGTGATGTTCGTTGCATCGGACATTGCCAAGCTGCTGGGTTATGGAAATGCGAAAGACATGGCGCGAAATCTCGACAGTGACGAGAAGGGTATGCACCAAGTGCCTACCCTTGGCGGATTGCAGAAAATGACGGTTCTTACTGAGTCTGGTCTTTATCGTGCAATTCTCAATCGCGAAGCCGCCTATGTCAAAAATCCGGAAGCGAAGGCGTTCGTGAAACGTTTCCAACGTTGGGTCACGCATGAGGTGCTTCCCCAGATTCGCAGGACCGGCGGCTACATCCCCACGTCCGAGTCGGATTCGGACGAGGACATCATGGCCAGGGCCGTGCTTGTCGCGCAGAAGACCATCGAGCGCAAGAACCAACAGCTTCAAGCCAAGGACGCGCAAATCAAGGTATTGGAGCCGAAAGCCCGGTTTGCCGATGCTGTCGCCGCGTCCGATGGCACGTGCCTGGTCGGCGAGTTGGCGAAGATGCTCCGGCAGAACGGGATGGACATCGGCCAGAACCGGCTGTTCCGTCTCCTGCAGGCCGACGGGTATCTCGGCAAGTCCGGTTCGAATCGCAACGTGCCGACACAGCGTGCGATGGACCTCGGCCTGTTCCGCATCAAGGAGACCACCGTCACCCATGCCGATGGTCACACCACGGTCAGCCGTACTCCGAAGGTCACCGGCAAGGGGCAGCGCTATTTCATCGACCGGTACTGGGGTCGCGCTCAGCCGACGTTGGAAGCGGGTGCGTGATGGTCTTGCAGCAGATGATGACCACCACACAGGTGGCGAGGCTTTTCGGCGCCGAGACGCCGGAGGAGATTCGGACGCGGCAGGGGTATCTGGCCCAGTTGCGTTTCCGTGGACAGGGCCCTCGGTTTATAAAGCACGGGCGGATGATCCTTTATCCGGAAACGGCCGTGGCCGAATGGCTCGAGGAAGGCGAGACGAATTGCACAAGGAGCATTGCATGAACGACATTCGCAAAGCGTGCGTGAGGGCCGTGTTCGACGAATTCGACGACCATGGCGACGCCATCATGCCGGCCTGTGGCGACGTATGGGACGAAATCGAAGCAAGGCGTCCGCTCGGTCACATCGTCGGATACGTCGACCTCGACGTCACCGGAATCGTGGACCTCATCATCGACACGATCAACAAGGAGCTGTGATGACACTCAGGAGAATCGACGCGGAAACGCTGCTGACGCCACCCGTACCGCCGAAGGACACGGTGATCATGTTCGGTTTGACCGGCTACGCGATTCGCGTCACGGGCAAGGGCGCCAGCCTCATGGCACTCGACGTCGACGGAAGCCAGGAGCTGGCGAGCATCGGGAAAGACCAGGCAAGGAAATTCATTCAAAGCATCGGAGGCGCAAGATGACGGACAACGATTATCGCATTGAGGACAGGTTCGAAAAGGGAAGGCCGAACTACACGCTGCGTCGTGTGAAGTTCGCGGCCGCCGTGGTCGGTTTGGTCGTGAGCGTGACGCTCATGCTCACCTGGCATGGCGGCGGTCTGACGGGCGCGCTTGTGGTTGAGGGCGTGTATCTGGCCACGGCCCTGTGGCTGACGGTCAGGTTCGCTCCGCGCGATGACGTGGATGGCGACGTCTGACCGTATCCGCCGGCGTACAAGGACGCGGACGGATGGCGGAGGCGTGGGTCCCTTCATCTCACATTGCATTTCACGCATTCACTCTCACGTCTTCCGCTGTCGCGCCGTCCGCTGTGGGTTCGAATCCCGCCGCCGGCGCTTGGCCGGACCGTCAACGCCGCCCGCATCCCCGCTTCGTTCAGCTTTCTTGGGGGGGTGTGGGAACGATGGGCGTGCTTCTTTGCTGTCATGGCGCCCAGCGGTCCGGCTCGTATCAATCAATCTCGTATCAATCAATCAAGGTCAAGGGAGGAACCGATGAAGGAGATTCTGCCGCATTGGCATTTCAGTCCGAACGCTCCGGTCAAGGACGTCGGCATGGAGGGGATGACGCGTGGCGACAGGGCCGTGGCGGAGGCGTGCCGTCGGACGATGGAGACCGAGGCGTGGAAGGAGCTGGTGATCCTCGAATCGTTGGGCGTGCGTTTCAACGGACTGGTGGCCGGTTCGTGTCCGAGGTGGCGTCTCCCGTGTTGGAGGTGATGCCTGGTGACAGTTTCCATCAGGGCGCCGCCGCGCAGTTGACGCACATGGTGAAGACCAGGGATGGTGGCGAGACCATCCGCATCATCAAGACTCTCGCCGTGAAAGGTAGGTTCTAATGGCTGGTGAGACGATCATCGCGGTGGTGGGCAATCTGACCGCGGATCCGGAGATTCGTACCACTGGTAGCGGCGCAGCCGTTGCCAGCTTCACGATTGCCTCAACCCCGCGCACCTGGAACCGTAACACGAACCAGTTCGAAGACGGTCAGGCTTTGTTCATGCGCTGCTCCGCGTGGCGCGACATGGCCGAACATTGCGCGCAAAGCCTGGCAAAGGGCATGCGTGTGATCGCCCAGGGCAGGCTGACGCAGCATTCATGGGAGGACGAGCAGCATCAGCGCCGAACTTCCATGGAATTGCAGGTGGACGAGATCGGGCCGAGCTTGCGCTATGCGACCGCGCAGGTGGCCAAGGCGCAGCGTGGCACGGCTGGAGCGTATGGCAATCCGTCCTCCACTCCGGCGGGCTATACGGGCGGAGCCACCGCTGCCGGTGCCTCGTTGCCGCCGTCTGACCCGTGGGGCTCGCCACAGGGTGAATCGTCGTCGTTCGGTGATTTCGGCAAGCCGGAATCCGAACCGGAATCCGAACCGGAATTCTAAGGAGGAATCATGGGCATCACCATAGAGGATCTGCCCGTCGAGGATTTGCATCCGAATCCGAACAATCCACGCAGGCAGGTGGGCGACGTGGCCGATCTGGAGGCGAGCATCCGCTCGCAGGGCATCAAACAGCCTCTCCTGGTCACGCCGACGGGAGAGACCGACATCGACGGGCATGCGCAGTACCGAGTCGTCATCGGCCATCGCAGGCTCGCCGCCGCCAAACAGGCCGGACTCGAGTCCGTGCCGGCGATCATCGAAAGGATGGACGCGCGGAGGGAACGCGAGGTCATGCTGGTCGAGAACTCGCAACGCTCCGATTTGACGCCCATCGAGGAGGCCGACGGCTATCAGGGGCTCCTCGATCTAGGCGTGGGCGTCAAGGAGATGGCCGAGAAGACGGGACGCAGCGACCGGTTCGTGCGCCGACGGTTGAGGATCGCCCGCATCCCGCAGGAGACGCGCGACATGTCCGCCGATTTCAGCCAACTGTCACTCAACCAGTTGGACAAGCTCGCCGAATTCGAATCCGACCCCGACATGCAACGCGAGCTCGCCCGCGCCGACGATTTCGACTGGACCTACCAGCGGCTCTCCCGGGAACGTAGGAAGACCGCATGGCACGACAAGGCGCTGGAGGCGCTCGCCAAAGCCGGAACCAAAGTCGAAAGTTTCCCCGACGGAAAGAACTTCTGGAACTGGCATCCGCACGGCTACAAGGCCGCCCACTCGTTCTCCGATATCAACACGGACTTCTGGACCTCGTTCACCAGGGAATCCGACTGGCCGGAAGCCAGAGTGTACTCGTATGAATACTGGTTCTGCACATACACGCCCATATCGGCCGACGAGCTCGAAAAAGACAAGGCCAAGACCGACAAGGACAATGCCATCAAGGCGCGAGGCAGGGAACTCAACCGACAGGCCCGCGAATTCGAAGCGATCGCCAAAGCCAACCGCACCGCATGGCTGAAAGACAACCTCCATACGCTCACTCACGAGCACGCGGAAACGGGAATATGCCGGCTCGCGCTCGCGGGCACGGTTGGCTGGAGGAGCGTGTTTCCGTACCAGTCGTACAAGGGCGAGGACGTCATCAGGGAGCTGATCGCGTTCGGCTGGAGCCTGCCGATCACCGAGCATGACGACGAGCACTGGTCGTTGGAATGCAAGGAGAACCTCGACTCGATCCGCATGGTGTTGAGGGACAGGCCGCTGCGCATCCTCGATGTCCTGGCCGCCCGCTGGGAGTCGAACATCGGCTGGAACTACTGGCGCCAACGGCGTGGCGTGGACGATATGGACATCTGGTACGACGTGCTGGAACGGATTGGCTACCAGGTGAGTGAGGACGAGAGGAAGGCACTCAAGGGCGCATATCTCGGCGGAGGAGATGACGAATCATGAGCATGGAGAATGTTCGGAAACTGCTGTATCACGAGTATGGGCTTGACCCTTATGAGCTTCGTCTTCTGATGATGGTGGCCGACTGGACCGGCGATGACGGCAAGGGCTTTGCGAAGAGCGCGAAAACCATCGCATCGCAGCTGCATATGTCGGAACGCACCGTGCACAACAAGCTCCGGTCCCTGCGCGAGAAGGGTTTCCTGAGATACGGCAACCAGCACATCGTCGACGATATCGCGCCAAACCGCCGACCGAAGGTGTATGACATGCACCTGCCAAAAAACAGAGGTGAGCGAAATGCACCCCAAGAAATCAAACCAAAAAACAGGGGTGAACGAAATGCACCCCAAAAAACAGGCATGAATCAGGGGTGCAACTGGCATGAATCTGGCATGAATCAGGGGTGCACACAGCGTGCAGACAATACTACTAAATCTATAGAAACAATAAAGACTATAGAGAGAGACCCGCGCGCGAAAACAACAACACCCATCCCAACCGACTGGAAACCAACCGAGGAACACAGGGCGCTCGCCGACAAGCTCGGCATCGACTGCGACATCGAAGCCGGGAAATTCCGCGACCGGGCACTCGACTCAGGAACCAGATCAGCCGACTGGAACGCGAAATTCCGCAACTGGCTCGTCAAAGGCAAGGAACGCGGATTCGCCACACCCAAAACCGGCACTCGCCGGTATACGTGGGGCAGCGAAGAGGTCAAACGGGTGCTCGGCCCAATCGCCTGCGAGGGCACGGACACGTACATGGAGCTCGCATGCAAGGTCGCGGACCTGCTCAACCAGGGCGTGGACCCGGACATGCTGCGCCGTCAGCTCGCGAACGTGCCCGGCGACGTATTGGCCGAACAATTGTTCGAACAGGAGGCGGCGGCATGAACGCCATGACCATCGCACACATGGCCGGCATCCTCACCTCGGCCATCCAAGCCGCGGACCGATTGGAACTCGACGCACTCAAAGGTCCGGCGCTCGCCGATATGGACCTTGACCGCATCCGCGATATCAAACGCGACTGCTCGACCTGCATCAGCCTGCTCGAACAAATCGGAAGGGAACAACGATGAGCGACCGGCAATTCCAGGAATCGAAACACGTCGCCTTGCAACGTCAGGGCTGGCATTGCATGCGTTGCGGACGCAACCTGCACGACCCGACCGTCTGGCCGGGCAGGAGCGGCCACCACCGGCAGTTGCGCCGCCGAGCCAACCAGGCCATGCGCGACCTGCCGTGCAACATCGTCGAACTGTGCGGGTCCGGCACGACCGGCTGCCATGGTTGGACGCACGCGCATCCGGCCGAGGCGGAACGGTTCGGCTACATCATCCCGAGCTGGCGTGATCCGCTCAACGCGCCGATACGCGACTGGAACGGCGACTGGTGGTGGCTGCTGGATGACGGCACGGCGCAACGGCTCACGCAAATCGAAATCATCGAATGGCAAAGCAATTGGAAGGAAGAATCATGAGGAAACAGGACAAAGACCGGAATGGGAAGCCGGAGGCGCTGCTCTGGCTCGACTTCGAAACGACCGGCACGGACAGGAATGACAGTCTGCCGTTGGAGGTCGGCATGGAATGCACCGACGTGCTGGGCGAACATTCGTTCGGATCCCTGCACCGCATCATCAGACCGGACTATCTCAACCTGTTGGACATGGGCCCGGTCGCGTTCTCGATGCACACGGACAATGGATTGCTGTTCGAACTGTTGAACGGTTCAGCCGGGAACGACTGCGTGGAAGCGGTCGCGAACGCCGTGGAGGAGTATCTCGACTCCCTCTCGCAACGCTTCACCTTGGTTCCGGCCGGAACGAACGTGGACTTCGACCTCGACTTCCTGAAACGTCTCGACCTGAACCCGGACAGGTGGCTGTCCTACCGCAAGTTCGACCTGACCACGCTCCGCCGGTATTTGAGGTTCATCGACTGTCCCGAGGATCCGTACAAGGGACATCGTGGCACGCACAGGGTACGCGACTGCATCCGACGCGACATCAACGACTACATCCGATACCGCACACTCCTGAAAAAGACATGGTGACAACAAGGAAGGAAACACTCGAAATGAGAAAACGCAAACCATTCACACTCGCCGGCATCGGCGTGCCCGCCATCACCCTGTTCCTGCTCACTCCGGTATTCCTCCTCGCGCTCGCCGGATGCGGGAGCGCGTCGGAGCCTTCCACGACCGCGCATGCGGTCAGGTCTATCGACTGGCGGTGCTCCGACATGTACGACGACTTCAGCGAATGCGTCGTCACCCTGACCGACACGAGGCAAGTGGACTGCATCGTCTACTCGACGAACGGCAAGCAGGCCGGCCTGTCCTGCGACTGGGACCATGTGAGCGGCGCGGACAAGGAGCCGGCAAGATGAGCTACAACGTCGTCACCCAGGAAGACGTCAGAACGTTCGAGAACATCGACGATGCCGGCGACTACGCGCAGGCCATGTCCTTGAGAACTGGCGAGCCGGTCAAGGTGTTCAATGCCGAGACCGGACTCGTCGCATTCACCGTCCGCCCAACCACGAAGGACACGAAATGAGAATCAATTTCAACAGTAAGGATGGCGTTTTCGACATCAAAGCCGAAAACGAAGAGGAAAAAGCCCAGCTCAAAACGTCGGCGGTCGCCATCTGCAATCTCATCATCGATTTTTTCGACGCCGATATTAACGAGGCGAAGGTGGAGAGGGAATGAAACGCATCCCACTCAAGGACACAAAATGAGCAATCGAAGTTATTTGGTGCCAAGGCCGCCAGCGTTCGACCATGAGCATCCCAGACCGAAGGAGGAAGGCGAGGTGCTGTACTGCGGAAATTGCCAAAAATGGTACGTATCATGGTTTCCCCTCACCGAAGTCAAAACCATATGGGGCCGCCGCCCCGAATGGTGGATACGCATCTTCCACCGCAAACCATACGAGACGATTATCCAGCAAATACGAAGGGAAACGAAATGAAAGTCAAGAAAACCCTCATGGACATGATCATCAAATGGCATCAGGCCGGATACAGCCTCGATGAGATCTCGCCACTGGTTCCTCAAGTCCCAAAAGCCGAAATCGCAGCAATCATCCAACAACACCACGAATAACAAGAAACCCGACCTTCCGGCCGGGCTCCTGACACCACCAGAAGACTACCACGCCGGAGGGAATCGAACAAATGAACGAACAAAACAACGAGTCCCAACCAACACCAAACCAGACACAACCAGCACAAACCAACCAAAACAAGCCAGCGCTCGCCGGCATGTGCCAAGTGTGCGGCGGGGAGTGCAATCTGCGCAATACGCTGTGTGACAAGTGCGATGCCGTAATGAGGGGATGGCTCCGCGACTATCCGTCATGGATCCAGGTCCTGCGCGAGTTTCTGGACAGCACCGCACATTACGGTGGCCATCAGCCCGGCCGTACCAATTTGGCTTCGGCTCCGACGCCGGTCAGGTTGTCTGTGATTGACCATCTGCAGGAGATCGATGATCTGGCTGTCGCTCTTTGGCGGCGGTTGTATGCTCCGCCGGCCATGCCATGGGCCGATAGCAGGATTCATCCGTCCGTGTTGAAATGCCTGAGTATCTGCGCGGATTGCAATCGTCTTTCACGATTGCCGGACATTGGTCTGATTTGGCATGACTGGGAGCGGTTGGCGCGCAAGACGCTGGACATCATCGACGTGCCGCCATCCAAGCATGGTATCGGCAGGTGCCTGAATCCTTTGTGCGGCGTGGAGCTGAGTGCGGAGGTCGGTGCGGTAAGTGTTGACTGTCCGGTGTGCGGCAACACTTATCGCGTGGTCGACGTGCGATTGGGGTTCCTGAAGGAGTGCATCGAATCCGGCAGGGCGTTCACGGCGGGGGAGTGCGCGGAGCTGCTGCGCGAATGCGGGTTCCAGTGCAGCGTGAACACGATCTACTCGTGGCGCAAGCGCGGCAGGATCCAACCGGCCGGCAGAAACGAGAAGGGACAGCCGCTGTACCGCCTGTCCGACGTACACGCGCGCCTCGCCCGGCATGACGTGATTTGACATTTTTCAAAGTGCAAGGCAGAATTGTCAGTGGATTAAAGGGTTCAAACCGGAAAACGGTTTGAACCCTTTTCATATCCACCGATGGATTCTCCTAACTCCTTGGGTTATATCCCGTCCTGTCCGAACGGCATATCGGACACGCTCCGCCCACCCACGTCAGAGTGGGCATACACCAACAGCGGCAGGCAAGCCAATCCCGCCGTTTACGTGCTGATGTGGGGGGTTGATGTACAAGGTATGCTCCACCTCCGGTTGCCCACACCTGGTCTCCTCCGGCTCACTGTGCGACGAATGCAGGAAAGCCAAAGACAAGCGCCGGACACGAGGCTGCAATCCATACACGTCGAAAGCGCATCGCCTCGCACGCGCCCGCGTGCTGGCAAGGGACCCGCGGTGCGTCTGTCCCGGCGACGGGCCGGACGGATGCGGAAGACACCATGGCATATGTGGTGCCCCCAGCACCATAGCCGACCATTGGCCGATCGAACGCATCGAGCTCGTCGAAGCAGGCCTGGACCCCAACGACCCGCAACGCATGCGCGGCCTGTGCAAGCGCTGCCACGACAGCAAGACCGCGAGGACGAAACCTTCGGGCTTCAACAACAGACAAAACCTCAGCTGACGCACACAGGCTTCGGCACCAAAACAAAACATTCCATCGAAGCCAAGCCGACGACGTCAGCCGCTCACGTCGAATGACACGAAAGACGAAAGCGACCAAGTCTTCTCGATTCGATTCGCGACTCATCGCAGCAACAAGCGAGTCAAACAAAAAACCGTTGCAAAACAAACGGAAGCAAACCGTCAAAACACCCACGGGGATACCCCCTAACAGTTTGGGTAGCGGAACCGCCGGAGAGCTGTCTCCGAGGTGCGGAGGGTTCAAAAGTTTCAGAGGGGGTCGGGCGAAAGGCCCGGCCGCCGACAGCGAAGGAGCGGCGCGAGGCCGTCCGACGATGGAGGAGACATGCCAAGAGGAGGAAAACGCGTCAGATCCGGTCCAATGCCGGATCCGTCGAGCGGTGCGAGCGAACGCAGGGGATACACCCTGCGCAGCCTGCCGAACACCGAATACAAGGGCAGGCCGCCGAAATTCCCGCTGCCGCCTTACGTGATCCGCTATTTCGACAAGGACTCGCAGGAATGGGTCGAGGACACCGCCGGTTCGGAATCCTGGAACGACCGGGAGGCCGAACTGTGGAAACAGCTGTGGCGTCTGCCGCAGGCGCGCGCATGGAAACAGCCGCAACTGAAATACTTGCATTACCAGATCGCATCATATGTCCGCGAATGCGTCACCTGCGAGAGTCCGACGGCGAAGGCCGCGGACGTGGCGATCAAGATTCGGCTCGAGGACCGCATCGGCCTGTCCGAGGCCGGATTACAGGCGCTCGGCTGGAAGATCTCCGAGGACAACGTCGACATGGCCGCCCACGAGGTGCCCGCCACGGACGCGGAGGCCGCCGCCAGCGGCATGGACACCAAGATCGTCCAGTTCCCACGACGCCTGAGGGCGTGACATGGCCGACGACTGGATCATCGACTTCCCGACCCTCGCCGACCTGCAGGACGCCTGGGTGCGGCGGCACGTGCGCCAGCCAGACGGAATCCTCCGCGGCAAGCCCTTCTGCTGGTCAGATTGGCAGTTCTGGTACGCCGCACACCGCTGGAGGGTGCGCGAGGACGCGGAATTCGTGCCCCCCGAGGAGGTCACGGTAGACAATCCGCTCGTCCTCAACCAAGCTTTTCAATATCGTCTGACCGGCTGCATCGGCCCACAGAAGACAGGCAAGGGGCCGACCGAGGCGTCATGCGCCATCCTCGAGGCCTGCGGCCCCGTCGTGTTTGCCGGATGGGCGAAGCCCGGCGACGTGTACCGCTGCTCCGACAACGGCTGCCCCTGCGGATGGGTCTACCACTACAATCCGGGCGAGCCGAAGGGCATGCGCCACCCGTCGCCCCTCATCCAGCTGACCGCGAACTCCGAGGACCAGGTGCGCAACGCCTACCGGCCACTCGTCGCGATGATCCGGCTCGGACCATTGAAGCGGCTGCTCAAGGTGCGCGAGGGCTTCATCCGCATCCTGCGCCCCGGAATCAACTTGGATGATGACGATCTCGACCTCGACCGCATCGACGTGGTCACCGCCTCGGCCACCAGCCGTCTGGGCAACCCGATCTCGGACGCCGAACAGGACGAGGCCGGTTTGTACACCAAGTCGAACGGCATGCTCGACGTGGCCGACACCCAACGCCGTGGCGCCGCCGGCATGGGCGGTAGGACGCACTTCTGGACCAACGCCTACGACCCCGGCGAGAACTCGTACGCCCAACAGCAGTTCGAATCGGCCAGCAAGGACGTGTGGATCTTCTACCGCAACCCCGACCTGAATCCCGATTTGCGACACAAGGACGGTACGCCATACAGCTTCAACAACCGGCGCGAACGCCGCAAGATCCTCGAATGGGTCTACGCCGGCAGTCCCTGGGTGCCCTTGGACTCCGTCGAAGCGGAGGCCGAGGCGCTCATGGAGAAGGACCCGGCACAGGCCGAGCGCTTTTTCGGCAACCGAATGGTGCAGGGAGGCGGCGCATGGCTCGAGGACGGACTATGGGAGAGCTGCTATGCGGGACAATAGACCACTCAACAAATCAAGGATGCGGACGATGAGGCAATACAATCTTCCGCTGCTGCAAAAGGTGCGGACGGTTGGCAGATACGACATGCCAATGCTTGCAAAACAGGACGTCACCACCCCTGACACGTTGATGGGCTTCAATTACGCGACCGGCAAAAAGACAGTCAAGCATTGCGGAATCCATTTCTTCATCGATGACTACCAGTTCCAGAGAGTCTGGAACCAGCCGGACAGATACATCGCGCCGCTCAAACGCTTCCAGTGTGTGCTGACGCCTGATTTCAGCACATACATGGACATGCCGGAAGCGATGAAGATCTATAACGTCTTCCGAAGCCGTCTGATCGGAGCATACTGGCAGTCCTGCGGGCTGAAAGTCATCCCAACGCTTCAATGGGCTGGCCCAGAATCGTTCTCTTACTGCTTTTCAGGCATTCCAAACAACTCCACCGTCGCGGTAAGCACTGTCGGAGTGAATGACAATCCGACGGCAGAGCTCTATTGGCGGCTCGGCATGCGGTACGCGATCGACAGGCTTGAACCGGAAAAGATTCTCCTCTACGGAGATGCCATTCCGTTTTTCGACTTCGGCGCCACCGAAGTTGTCGCATTCGAAAACAGCAATGTGGAAAGGATGAAAAAATGGGCGGAAGAGGATCAAGCTCGGGCGCAGGCCGTGGCGGACATGGCGGCGGAGGGGGAGGCTCTGCCACTGACCTCTCATCCGTAAGCGACTCGGATCTCACCAAGATGATGCGCGACGCGGGAAACCGCATGGACACCGCATCGGAAATCATGCAGAGAACCGCGCACGGAGCCACGCAATACAACCAGCGCATGCCGGAAAGCGTGTTCCCGGAGGCAACCAAGGCGAACTACGACAAATACCAAGCGGCTTCCAAGGCATTCCACACCGCCAGAGCACAGCGCGACAGAATCTCCGACGAACAGATCCGACGCCAACCAAAATCAAGCGGCACAAGCCGCGCATTCGTCAATTCCTTCGGCGAAGCGACGACAAGGGAGATCACAAACCAGAACTACCAGCGCTCGCAGAAGAGTTTGTCGAAATCGGTCTTGAGGAACATGGGATACTAGCATGTCCGAGCATGAGCTTTGGCTTGAGAACCCGCCGAAAGGCACAGAGGTGTGCCTCGGCTTCGACGGCTCCGAGAACGACGACTGGACATGCATCAAGGCCGAGACCCGTGAAGGTTTCATCTTCACGCCACGGTATGGCGCGGATCGTCGTCCGACGATCTGGAATCCGAAGACGTGGGGCGGCCGCATCCCGCGCGGCGAGGTCAATGCCGCCATGGACGAGCTCAACGACCGATACAAGGTGATCCGCGCCTATTGCGATCCCGGTTTCCGCGACGAGGTGTCGTGGGAATCGCAGATCGAGGCATGGGACTCCCAATACGGGCCGAAGAAATTCATCCCCTGGTCGATGAGCGGTTCGAGCCGTATCACCGCCGTCTGGGAAGCGTTGAAACGCTTCGAATCCGACCTGCAGCATCACGCGATCACGCAGGACGGCTGTCCGATCACCATCACGCACATGCGCAACGCAAGACGCTTCGCCAAGTCCGGCGAACGCTACGGGCTGGGCAAGCCGAAGCAGACGCGGAAGATTGATGCGGCGGTGACGTGCGTGCTGGCGCACGAGGCGGCATGTGATGCACGTGCCGCCGGTTGGGGCAGGAAACGCAAGGCGTACCTGCTGACTGGTTCTACTACGAGGGGGTTCTAAATGATTCGTACCGCCGATGACGTGAATCGCATGGCGAATCTTCTCGCCTTGAAGATCGAGAACCGTCGGCCGGGCATCAGGAAGCATACGGATTACGTGCGTGGCAAGCGCGGCACACTGAAATTCGCGTCCGACGAATTCAAACGCTACATGGCGGACCGGTTCTCAGGTTTCGCCGACAACTGGTGTCTGCCTGTGGCGCAGGCGCCGGTCGAACGCATCCACTTCAAGGGCTTCATCCCATATGACGACCGCGAATTGGATTCGCACGTGATGCGCGTGTGGGAGCGCAACGACTGCGACCGCAAGCTGCAGGAGAGCGCGCTGATGATGACCACGACCGGACGTGCTTTCGGCCTGGTCACGTCGATGCCGGACGGCAGGGCGCGCATCAGCTTCGAGCATCCGGACAGCGCGGCAGTGCACTATGATCCGCTCACCGGCGAGGTCGACGCCGGCCTCCTGGTCCGATACGACGAGGAGCACGAGTTCGGCACGCTGCTGCTGCCGGACATGGTCTTCGACGTGGTGCGCGTGCGTGCAGGCGGGGACGACGAGCGTAACCGTCTGCCGCCCGGCGTGGAGGGCTGGCGGTTCGTGCCGGATTCGGCGCGCGAGAATCCTCTCGGCCGAGTTCCGCTGGTCGAATTCCGCAATCAGATGCTCCTGGACGACCTGCCGATCAGTGATGTGGAGCAGGTCGAATCGATGCAGGACGCCGTCAACGTCTGCTGGGCCTACACCTTGAATGCTTTGGATTTCGCGTCCATGCCCGCCAGGGTCATTCTCGGCGGCGATTCGCTGTCCGAGCCGGTGTTCGACAAGGCAACCGGCGAGCAGGTCGGAGAGCGTCCCGTGAACCTCGACAAGCAGGTCATGGAGCGCATCATGCAGATCACCGGCGACAACGTGTCGATCGGCGAATGGACAGCCAGCAACCTGCAGGCTTTCCTGCCGATCATCCAAAAAGCCGTCGAGCACATCGCGGCCGAGACACGCACGCCCGGCCACTACCTGCTGACGAACGCCGAGGTGCCGGCCACCGGCTACGAGGTCGCCGAAGCCGGCCTCGTGTCGAAGACATTGGAGCGCATCAGCTTCATGCGTCAGCCGGTGCGCGAATTGTGCGAGATGGCCATGACGCTCGAGGACGACGAGGAATCAGCCCGCATCCTCGAGGATTCAAAAGTCGTGTTCGCCACACCGCAATACCGGTCCGAGGCCCTCATGGCCGACGCGATGCTCAAATACAAGAAGCTCGGATATCCATTGCAGTGGATCGCCGAGCAGATGGGTCAGAGTCCGGAGGACATCAAGCGCATCATGCGCATGGTGGACGACGAGAATCACGATCCGGAGATGGCGGAGATAGCCCGCAGCCTGCAGGTCGGAGGTGCATCTGATGACGGTGACGCTGGAGAGCCTGTCGGACAGCCGCAACACACTGGCCCGACTCTGCCTGCTGGCCGTGAAGGCGGCGGACAAAACATGGAAGGGCGTGGATCCGCGACGGGTGCGTGACAGCTGGAATCGGACAAACGCCGATTTCCTAACGCTCTTCGCCACACTGCAGACCCGCGCCGCGAGCGACGCGATGGACTCGTCCACGTTGATGCTCGCCGAACAGGGCGACTACGTGCGCCCTGACGGTATTGCGAATCCCCTCGCCTTCGGGACGGGTTTCGCACCGAGCGGCATCAACCTCGAATCATATTTCGATATCCCGGTGACGCGCACTTTGTCGGCCATCAAGTCAGGCATGGGTGAATCCGATGCCATGATGGCAGGTCGTGCTACGCTTCGCCAGATGGCCATGCAGGCCATCGAGGACACGTCAATCAGCGCGATGGGCGTCAGCATCACCCAGCGTTCCGGCGTCGGCTACGTGCGCGTCGAATCACCCGACTGTTGCCCACGATGCGCCATCCTCGCCGGAAAATACTTCCGGCACAACAACGACTTCCTTCGTCATCCGAAATGCCACGGCCGCACCATCCCCTGCAAAGGCAAGGACAAGGCCGAGAAACAAGGCTGGATCACATCGCCGATGGACCGCTTCAACGGCATGAGCGAAGAGGAGCAGGACAAGGTCTTCGGACATGCCGACGCGCAGGCCATCAGGGACGGCGCCGACATCTACCAGGTCGTCAACGCGCATCGAGGCATGCGGCCAATCGGACGCGGCAACATCCGCATGACAACGTCCGAAGGCACCAGCCGATACGGGTGGAGCCGCATGATCCGCAAATACGAATACGGCCAACGCCAGAGGCGCAGGCTCACGCCGGAAGGCATCTACAGCTTCAACCTCCCGCGCGAGCAGACCATCGAACTTCTGAAGCGCGAGGGCTACATCCTGCCCGACAAATGGCGCGAGCAGGTGCCGGAGCTTCGCCGCAGCCAATGGCTTCACAACAACGAATGGCGGCAAGGCCATCATGAGGAGCTGACCGCGGCGCAGAAGCGTCTGCTCAATGCGCGGCTCCGCTATGAGGCAGCTTTGGACGGCCGCAATCCCTACCAGTCTGGCAAGCCGGTCACGCCGGACGTATTAGCCAAAGCTGAGAACTCTTATCGCCGCTGGCTTGCCAGCAACGGCGAGATATACACCGAATGAAAGGAAAAGCATCATGTCAGATGGACAGCAGCAGGATCCGAACACCAATGCTCCGGGCGCACAGGAGCCGCCAATCGACTGGCACGACAAGTTCCTCGGCCAGAAGAAGGTCAACACCGACCTCGAAGCGAAGCTCAAGACCGCCTACGAGAAGGCCGACCGAGTGGACGACCTTGAGAAGCAGGTGGCCGACTGGGAGCAGCGTGGCAAGGAATTCGACTCCGCGCAGGCTACCATCGCCGGCCTGCAGAAGCAGGTGCTCCAGGCGAACGTCACCGCCGCGGCGACCGGCAAGCTCATCAATCCAAGCGACGCATTGAAGCTCATCGACTTCTCCGACCTGACCGCGGACGATCAGGGAGGATACGACCAGCAGGCGATCGGCGAGAAGATCGACGCCCTGGTCACGGCACACCCGTATCTCGCGCAAGGCGGGAACAATGCTGGCCTGGCGGGAATCATCCCACCGTCGGGCGTCCGCGATGGCGATCATCAGGCGGGACAGCTTACCAGGGACGATCTGAAGAACATGACCCCGAAGCAGATCGAGGAGGCGCGCCGCAAGGGCCGTCTGGATGATCTGCTCGCAGGCCGCAGCAAGTAAGGAGGCCACCAGCAATGGCAATCACCAATTTCATCCCCGAGGTATGGTCCGCCGCCATCCTCGAAGCCCTGCGCGCGAAGCTCGTCTTCCCGAGCCTGTGCAACCGCGATTACGAGGGCGACATCCGTGAGGCCGGCGATACCGTGCACATCACCGGATACGACGACGTGACTGTGCGCAAGTACGTCCGCGGCCAGGCGATCACCGTCGACGATGTCAATGACAAGGAAGCAGCCGTTCTTGAAATCAATCAGTCCGACTATTTCGCCTTCAAGGTCAACGACCTCGACAAGGCTCAGGCCAAGGCGGACATGACTGGAAAGTTCACCAATTCCGCCGCCTACAACATGATGAAGAACGTGGAGAACTACATCTCTAATCTCATGGACACTGCCGTCAGCACGCCGGCGAAGACCGTGGACGTCGGCACCCCCGCCGACGCGTATCTCGCCGTCGTGGAAGCCGGACGGAAGCTTGATGTGCAGAACGTGCCTGACGAGGGACGCTGGCTCGTCGTCAGCCCAGACTTCTACGCGCTCCTGCTGCAGGACTCCCGCTTCATCGAAGGCACAGAAGCGGGCCATAATACGCTGCTCAACGGCGTGGTCGGCCAGGTGCGCGGCTTCACTGTCGTGAAGTCCAACAATGTGCCGCACAAGTCCGCCAGCCCGGACACGCAGTCCATTCTCGCCGGCACCAACGCTGCCGTCACCTTCGCACAGCAGGTCAGCAACGTCGAGGCTATGCGCATGCAGACCGACTTCGCCGATATGGTGCGCGGCCTCGACCTGTACGGCGCCAAGGTCATCCGCCCCGAGTGCCTGACCAAGATCACACTGAACCTCTCCACCTCCACTGGTCGTTCCATGCAGGATGCCCATCAGGCCGTCGTGGACGAAACGTCCGACACCGCTGGTGATGATGCCGATAAGGCAGACACCGGCAAGAAGGGCAAGTGACCGTCTGATCGGAGGCTGACATGATCGCCTTGGCTACACTGCAGGACCTGCGGAAGTACGGCATCGACGTGCCGGACAACACCGTCGCGCTCAGCCTGCTCGACTCCGTATCCGCCGCCGTGCGCGACGCTGCCGGCTGTCCGATCACCATGGGCGAATGGACCGTCGACCTGCCCGGCGAACAGTCGAGGAAACTTGACCTGCCATGCAGGGCGGTGCAAGCCGTGTCCAAAGTACTGGTCGATGGTCGGCCGATTGAAGACTGGAGGCTCTTCGGCTCATCGCTTTATCGGGCGGAGCCGTGGAGCCCCTTTGGCGGCATCCCGTCGACTGTGACGGTCACCTTCCGAGGTGGCTGGGATCCCGTTCCGGAGGACATCGTCAGACTGGTGTGCTCGTATGTCGCAGCCGGGTTGCATCAGCTCGCGGATGGCGGCCCCGGCGCCCATGCCGGCATCGCCTACGAGCGATTGGATGATGCGCAGGTCGGCTATGTGCAGGACGGCGCGCGGATCGATGCGACCGAATTGCCGGAAGCGACCAGACGCAGCTTGCGTAGCCGCTTCGGTGCGAACGTCAGCTCGATAGGGGTTTTCCGATGAGGATCAGCGCATCCTTTCTCGCAAAGGTCAGAGCCAACGCGGAATGCCTGATGACCGACCGGTGCATCGTCACGCGCCCAGGCGAATCCGTGACGGATCCGGACACGGGACTGTCGACCGCCGGCAAGGAGAAGGTGTACGAAGGCCGATGCAAAGTGCAGACGTCCGGCGGTCTCGCCAGCGAACAGACCGAGGGAAGCGCCGCCCAGAACATGGGCGCCGTCAGCCTCGTCTGGTCGCTGTACATGCATTTCCCGTTCGATACCGATGGCCTGCGCGCCGGAGACGTCGCGGAGATCACCGAATCCGCTAACCCGCTGCTCAAAGGCAGACGGCTCCGTCTCGTCTCCCCGCAATCGGAGAAGACGCACGCCACAGCCTGCCGCTGGAACGCGAAGGAGGACTCATGTGTGGACTGTTCGACGCATCCGAGCTGATGGCCTTCGGAGACGCGTTGCTCGCCAAGGGCGTAGCTCGCCGCGCTTTGATCTCCGCTTCGGTGAAGAAGGGCGCGCAGAACGTCAAGAACTCGATTCGCGACGACCTGAACGGTTCCGGCAATGCCGCATTCAGGCGTATCCCGATCAGCTACACGCTGCAGGAATCCGCTGGACGCATCACCGCCGAGATAGGCCCGACGAAGGGCGGAGCGGGTTCGCTCGCGAACATCGCGTTCTTCGGGACGGCGAGGGGCGGTGGAACGCATCGGTTCTACGAGCATGGTGAGGAAGAATTGCCGAAGCTTGCGGAATACGTGGCGCGTGCCGCCGTGGAGGTGGTCTGAATGACGTCGATCATGACGTTGACCGACACGATCCTCGACCATATCCCGAAGCCAGCGACGGGCTGGGCCGTGTACCGGCAGACCGCCCCGAAGCCGACCGACAAGCCGCCGTGGGTGATTGAGACGGTCACGACCAACGGCCATATCGTCGGCGAGACGCAGCATGTGCATTGCGGCATCGGCACTTTGCTGGTGCGCATCGTGAGCACTACGGCCGATTCCGTCAACGTGCTGGCCGATGACCTCATGATTCCAGGACTTGCTGGCAAAAGGTTCGTCGCGCAGGGGTTCGACACCGGCTGTCTGACGTTGTTTTCCGATTCCGGCGCTTATGCGGCCGGACTTACCGCAGAGGATACGGCGCTGCTTTACCAGTGCCGTCTTCTGACTTTCAAATTCAACTGGTCACGCATGTGACCATCAAATATTTAAGGAGGAGTCATGGTTTTGACTCTTGGGACTGAAGTTCCTTCCACACCGGCGGACGGTCTGGTCAACACGATCTGGGTGCCGTCCATCGAAAACATCCAGAAGCCGACCGCTGACGAGATCAACGCCGGAACCGACCTGTCCAACTACGTCACCATGGGCGGCTGGTCGTGCTCGCCGTCGCAGGAGTCCATCTCCGACCAGCGAGAGAACAGCGCGCAGGATTACGAGAATCCCGGACGCAAGAAGATCAGCGGTTCAAGCATCGAGGTCATCGACAACACCAACACTTCGCATTCCACGGAAAACGTGGCAATGGAGACGTTGACCGAGGGTGCTGAAGGCTATTTCGTGCGCCGCTATGGCAAGCAGACGGATGATGCTTTTGCCGCCGGAGATACGGTGAACGTGTATGCTGTCCGCATTGGCATGAGCGCCAAGGTGGCGATTGCCGCGAACAGCGTGCTGCGCAGCAAGGTCAATTTCTCCGTTCGCGCTCCTGGCTGGGCGGAGAACGTGAAGGTCGCCTGATTGATTCTTCCCGCATCGGACTTTCGTCCCTTTCGCCGGTGCGGGATCCTCTTTTTCCTCTTTTCCGGCAAAGGGACATGAATATTAGAGCGAAGGAACACATATGCTTAAAGTCACCAGGCGCACTCGTGAGGTCGATATTATCCTCAACCAGCAGACCGCCGAGGACATCGCCAGATTGGGTGATGCGCTGGCCGAGGAGACCACGCGCGAACAAATCACGGAGGCTGGGACGAACCGGCAGGCGAAGGCCACCGCGCGGCGCATCGAAGAGCTACGCGAACAGGCGGATGCGGAGACGTTGAAGCTCACGTTGCGAGCATTGCCGGTGAGCAAGTGGGCGCAGGCATTGGCCGCGCACCGCAATGACAACGGCACGAACGACATGTTCGGCACCGCCGCCGCGGCATTGCCGCTCATGCTTGATTCCGCGACCATCGGCGGCAAGCCACTGGCCGACGAGGACAAAACCGAACAGGCATGGCGCAGTCTGTTCGATGAATTGACGGATGGCCAGTTCACGCCGATCTGGCAGGCCATCGCCGAACTGAACGGCACCGCAGCGGACCCAAAAGCGGCATTCGACCTCGCCTCGCAGGTTCTCCGCAACTAGTCGAGGACCTTAAGATCTGCCGCCAGCTCGGCATCAGCTATAAGCGTTTCATGGGCTGGCGCCCGAGTAAGGGCGATGAGGTCGAATGGGATGAGACGGAACGCAATTGGATGCGCTCGTTGGCGGAATACGAACGGTCATTATGCCCCATGTGCGGTTTGCCTCGCTCGATCTGCCAAGACCCGAAGAGCGAACTTACATTGCATGCCGAAACCAGCGTCTGCTGGGCCACTGCGCACATGCAGCAGGCCATGAAACAGTGGACGGAGGCCAACGGCAGGGACAATCCGGCCGCGAACGCCTTGGTGGCGCATTTGACCTGACATTTTGGAGGATGCTTTGGCGGAGAACAAGAACATCGTCATCCGGTTGATGGCGGACACAGCCTCCTATGAGGCGGCGATGACCCGCGCCGGAAGCACTGCGAGAACAGTCGCTTCGGGCATGGAACACACCGGACGCAAGTCCGCGCTCATCGCCAGCGGCATGACCGCAGCAGGATTGGCCGTGGCCGCTTTCGGCGTGGCCGCAGTCAAGATGGCCGCAGACTTCGACCAGCAGATGAGCACCGTCCAGGCGAACACCGGCGCGACCAGCGCCCAAATGGACCAGCTGCGTGCCGCAGCCATCGAAGCCGGAGCTTCCACGGTTTATTCCGCTTCGGACTCCGCCGACGCGATCAATGATCTCGGCAAGGCCGGCATGAGCGTCACGGACATCCTCACCGGCGGATTGACCGGCGCTTTGAATCTGGCCGCATCCGACGGCATGGCCGTTGGGGATGCAGCAGAGTATATGGCGAATGCGCTTTCCATGTTCCACCTGAAAGGCTCACAGGCTTCTCAGGTGGCCGACACGCTCGCGGCTGGCGCAGGCAAGGCCGTCGGCAACGTTTCCGATTTCGGCGAGGCGTTGAATAATTGCGGCGCGCAGGCCAATAGCTTCGGCATGAACATCCAGGAGACCACCGGCGTGCTCGCTTTGTTCGCGCAGAACGGCACCATCGGCGCCGAGGCCGGCACCCAGTTGAACAGCATGCTGATGAAACTGGCCGCGCCGTCCACCGAAGCGTCCAACACGATGAAGGAATTAGGCATCAGCGCATATGACGCGCAAGGCCACTTCGTCGGCATGGCTAAGTTCGCTGGACAATTGCAGAAGGCCGAAAAGGATCTGACGGACGAGCAGCGCAACCAGGCGAACGCGACCATCTTCGGCAGCTATGCCATCAAGGCCGCGAACTACCTGTACGAGGCCGGCGAATCCGGTGTCAACAAGTGGACGAAGGCCGTATCCGAAAGCGGCTACGCCGCCGAGCAGGCGGCTGCGAAGAACAACAATCTCAAGGGTGATCTGGAGAATCTTGGCGGTTCGATGGAGTCCTTGATGATTTCCGTCGGTGAGGGCGCTCAGGGGCCTTTGCGCAAGATGGTGCAGGGCTTGGATACGCTGGTTGACTCGTTCGCGGGATTGCCGTCCGGAGTGCAGCAGACGCTCGTGGTCATGGCATCATTGGCCGGCGTGTTCGGAGCGGTGCACAAGGCCGCGGGCAATCTCAACGGCAGCACCAGCACGATGGCCAACAATATCGGCTTGGCTATCGACCCGGTTCAACGCGTCAAGACGGCGCTCGCATCCGCGCAGACCGCTTTCCAGATGTTCCGCGCGAGCGGTCAGAGCGCGCAGGAGCAGTTGGAATCGTTCGGCACTGCGGAGGATTCCGCCACGCTCCGATCCAAGGGGTTCCACAGTGTTGCCGACGGGCTCATCTCACTTATGGGAGGTCCGTGGGGCATCGCCCTGGGCATTGCCACGACGGCGCTCACCGGTTTCATGACGGCCGCGCAGAATACCAAGCAGGCGGTGCAGGAAGTGCAGTCAGCCGCAGCCAATGGAGCCAGCGCTATCCACGAGGCGCTGGTCAACCAGCTGCAGAATATGGATGTCGGCACCTTCCACGGCGAACCGGGATGGCTCAGTGCGATCGAGCAGGGCATCACCGGATCGAAGAAGCTGACCGACGTGATGAGCGAGGCCGGCATCAGCATCACCACCATGACTAAGGCCGCCGAAGGCAACAAGACGGCCATCAAGCTGGTCAACTCGGCGGCGGACAAGCTCGGCTCCAGCCTTGGCAGCGGGTCGCATAAGGCCACCGCGCTGCGCGACGGCCTTTCCGCCCTGACCACCGCCTACCAGCAGGGCACGAAAGGCGCCAAGGACAAGTCCAAGGCGTTGGACGAACTCGATGGCAAAACCAATAGCGCGGCGAAATCCACGAAGGATGAGGCCAGCGCGAACAAGGATCTCGCCGATTCCGCCTCGGACGCGTCCGAGGAAATCGACGACCTCGTGAAGTCTCTGTTTGGTTTGGAGTCCGGCAATCTGACCGCAGACGAGGCTGTCGACCAGCTGAACCAGAAGATCGGCGAACTGTCAGACACCTGCAAGGACAACGGCGTGGTGTTCGACCAGAACGGCAACCTGCTCGACAAGTTCTCCGAGAAGGGCACCAAGACCAAGCAGGCCTTGGAGGACATCGCCAGCAGCGCACAGAACGCCGCCGAGAAGATCCTCAAGCAGGGCGAGAACACCAACTTCAGCAACGGCGAACTCAATCGCGCCAGAGTGGTGTTGCAGGACGCTCGCGAAGCGGTCATCCGACAGGCCGAAGCGTCCGGCATGAGCGCGCAGGCCGCCAACGACCTCGCCGATCGCTGGGGCTTGAGCTCATCTCACATCCAGTCCAGCATCACGTCAATCGAAAAAGCCGCCAATGGCAACAAGGCGAAGCTCGACGTCGACGACTCCAAGGCCAAGAAGAAGACCAAGACCGCCGAGACCAACGTCGACAAATTCAATAAGAAGATCGCCAAGGCCAAGCTCGAAGCCGAAGACAAGAAGGCCACCGCCAGCGCCAAGAAGGCGCAGAAGATGATGCAGGCCTTCAACAAGACCCACGTCAAGGCCACACTGGACGCGACCGACAAGGCATCCAAGAAGGCGAACACCGCCTCCAAGAACATCGGAAAGCTCAACGGAAAGAAAGCCACAGCCAGACTTGACGCGAAGGACAACGCCTCGCCGAAGGTAGACAAGGCCAACGCGAAGAAACTGTCAAACAAGCGCAACACCTTGGATTCCACCGATAGGGCAACGCCGAAGACGAACGCCGCGAACGCGAAGAGGCTCAACAACAAGAAGAACACCCTCAATTCGACCGACAAGGCCGGACCGAAGGTAGACGCCGTCAACCGCAAGAAGCTGAACGACAAGAAGAGCACCGCCTCGGTCAACGACCAGGCTACTCCGGTGCTCCGCTCCATCAACAACTTCAAGATCGCGGACAAGAGCTTCACCGTCACGGAGAAAACGAAGAAGGAGGGTGGCTACACCGGTGGAATGTTCACCGACGGCACGTTCCAGCATTTCGCCGGAGGTGGCATGTTCTCAGGTTACGTGGACCCCGCGTGGGCGCCCGGCAATGGTTTGAGCGACAGCGTCTACCTGCTCAACGCGCGTCTCGCCGCGGGCGAGTACACGCACAGGGCTGCCGCTGTCGACTATTACGGGCTTGAGACCATGCGCGCCATCAATGAAATGCGCATCCCACGAGAGGCGTTCATGACAAGTCACAGCATGCCGGACGTTTCCGTGCAGGTGGATACGCGTGCCGTCGTTGCTGCGATCACAAGTCTGCACAACGATCTTGGCGCGATTATCAGCGCCTCGGCCGACACGTCGTCCATCAGCGACCGAGACCTGGGAAGGATGATCCGAAAATATGCGAGAGCTTAGCTACCGCGCACACGACGGTCGGACCATCGACCTCGACGGGAACGGATTGTGGGTGGCCGACCTGCAGGACATGCGCGCGAACGCGTGGACTTACACTCTGGCCGCGCGCGGAATCAAGGGCGTGAGCCGGTCGGCCATCACCTCCAAGATGACCATCCGCACCAAACAGCCGACGCTCCTGGATGACGTGTGCGCCCTGTTCGACATGGACATGCAGGCGCAGCGGCCCGGGACCATCACAGTCAACGGGGAATGGGGGCAACGCGCCTACGTCGTCGCATCCAGTCTCGGCATGCTGCCGATGCCGGACTACGCGCAGGTCGACTGCACCGTGGTTCTGTGCGACGGCGTGTGGCGCAAGGCTTTGCCGACACAGCATTTCTTCCCCGCTGCGGCCGGCACTGGAGGCCAGCTCGACCTGCCCACCGACCTGCCCACCGACCTCGGTACGTCCAGGATCGCGATGCTTGTCTCCAATCCAGGAGTCCAGCCCGCGGAATTCGCTGCGATGATCTTCGGTCCGTGCTCTAATCCGTCCTTCACCATCGGCTCCAACCGTTATGAGATTGACGATGTGGCCATCCCGTCCGGCGGATACATCGCACTGTCGGCCACCGGATTGGACAAGAGCATCAAGCTCGTCGCGACCAACGGCGACATCACCGACATCTTCGCCCACGGCCAGCGCGGCAACGGGGCCGGCGGCGGAAAATACATTTTCGAACCGATACCGGCGGGATCCAGTCTTTTGGGGGTCTCAGCCAACTTCGGCATCGATCTGACCCTCTACCAGCAGTCCGGAGGTGTGCCGTGGTCGACATTATCCTAGCCGACGCCAAACTGACTCCGCGCGGCAGCGTCTCTGACGTGACGCTTGATTGGGCGTCCGGCACTGACGAAAACGATTTCGAGATGACCATCGCCGATCCAACGCCGGTGCCGGTACGTGGCTGGTGGTGGTGGATCGACGGCACAGAGATAGGCGGCCGCATCGACGACATGCGCACAACGGTCACGTCAGGAGCATCGGAGGTGACATGGCTCGGACGCACATGGACCGGCCTGCTCGCCTCGAAGATCATCAGACCGGACAGCGGGCAGGATTACCTCACCGTCTCCGGCAGACTGCCGGACGTCGTCAAAAGCCTCGTACGGCGCATCGGCCTAGATTCCGTGCTCACAGTCGATTCCGACGACCAAAGCACCGTCACCAATTGGGTCTTCAAGGATCCGCGCTACGTGGACGCCTACACCGGACTGCGGAATCTGCTCGCATCATGCGGCAGACGCCTCGACATCAACGCCAGGAACAACCGGATCCTGCTCGGCATCACACCGGTGGAGACCATCGGCAACACCGTCGACTCCGACCTCGTGGACTTCAAGGCCGAGACCAAGCACCGGACCGTCAACCACCTCATCGGCCTCGGCGAGCAGGACCTCAAAAACCGGTATGTCAGCGAATGGTACGCGGACTCAAGAGGCAACGTGTCTCGCAAGCAGACGCTCACGGGAGTCGAAGAGGTGGCCGAAATCTACGACTATTCCGCCGCCGAGCAGCAAACATTGGACGACAGCACGATGAAACGCCTGCAGGAACTGCAGACCGGGGGCACCGTGGACGTGACGCTCGCCGAATCCATCGGCGAAAGACTCAAGGTCGACGACATCGTGACCGCCTCCGACCACAACACCGGATTGACCGTGACCGCGAAGGTCACCAAACGCATCATCAAGATTTCAGACGGCATCATGACCGCCTCATGCGAGGTAGGCCAGAGCGTCGTCAAGGAGGCAATATCAGGAAGGTGAGGGAAAATTGACCATCGAACTGGTTGACGGCAAGGCCGGAGTTGCACACATCTCAAGTGAGGACAAGGCGATCATCCATCAGGCCAAGTTCTCGAAGTCCGACGTGGTGTTCGACTGGGGCGACGCGTTCAAATGCTCGATGAGTTCGTCCAACAGGGCGACGATCGGCACCGGCTGCGCGTCGATTCAAGGCTTGGACTGGCATATCACGTCGGCGGAATCGGTGACGATCTCCAACGGGTCGCAGGGAATGAAACGGAACGACATCATTTGCGCGCATTACCATCGAGATTCCACGAGTGGCATCGAAACGGTGGGGTTGGCCGTGTTGAAGGGTTCGCCGGATGCGACTGCTGCCGCTGATCCGACCATTCCGTCAGGGAAGATATTGTTCGGCGCGGGTGACGCATACATGCCGTTGTGGCGTATCCCGCTCGACGGCATCACGGTCGGCACGCCGGTGCGCCTGTTCACACCGAGGGGGGCTTTGTGGGATTCCGTAACCCCGATTCGTTTCACGAAACTGACCAGTGACCCGGAATTCACGATCAGTGGATACGTCGTCAATGGTTTGGCGACCGTCTACTGCCGGTGGGTCAACAAAGGCCAGTTCTGGCTGAAGGCGTGGGATTCAACGATTTTGGCGAGCATGGATGTGCGGGCCGTAATGGAAGGTTTCGGCGTGTTCGTGGACAGTCAGCAGGGCAGTCAAATGCAGAATCGGCTGCTTTATGTGGTCGGCAGCAGCGTGTATTTCCGTCCCGCGTATGAGGCGACCATTCCCGCAAACACATGGCATGCCGGCAGCGTATCGTTTCCAGTTGCGACCGTCTAGACAACGATATAGGTCATCGTTGTGGCGAAAAAGCCGCCGTTCTGGCTACCGCCGCGAGGTGATAAGCGTCTGGGTTACGGAAAACTATTGCTTCGCGTCGAAGACGTGGACAGTCACGGCGATG